ATTGAACTGAGTTAGACTTATCAGCTCCTGCCTTTATTAATGTCACAGTAGGCATATGCCCTGAAATATTAGTAAGATAAAATATACACTTATACGTGAGAGATGTATCAGCAGCGATAACATTACTTGCCACCTCGGCATTACCGGCTAAATTAATAGCTGAAGTAATTGAGATACCCGAAACGGTCATAGTGTCGTACTGATTATCTACACCATCAGGATCACTCAGAAGATTTGGATTACTCGCATCAAGATAATAAGGTTTTCCGTTTACCTTAAAGGTTCCCGATATTGCAACTGCATCTTCTTGTGGCGCAGATAATGAGCTGTTTGGTATAGAAGCTTCCATTACCCACAGATAATCAAAGCCTACAATAGTAAGCATTAGCGTCCTTCTGGTTATGATGTAATCAAATAACTCCTTTGCGCTTAGTCCGGTAGTAGAAGCCAAAGCATCAATAGAAAGCTCTGCCGACCTCATACCGTTATCATGTTCCTCCCATCCGGCAGACTCCTTATTTGTAGTCGGGATAGGACTTTGGTTTATACCAAATGTAAAGCCCCTCTGCGCTGCAATGAGAGTACCATCGGCATAAGCCAGAACCGCTGTTCCGTTTATCTTACCCATGATTACAGGGCAGCGAGTGCGCCATTTCCTTTTATGGAAAATGAATAAGTAACTGCATCTTCCATAGGTCCTGTGATTGTGCAGCTTACAAAAGTACCGTTACCTGTCCATCCTACTGTGCTTGTAGGCTCGTTGGTCACAAATTTAATAACTGTGTCCGCTGTCCGCCCGATGATAGCTGCAAGTATCTCATTCGGTGTTACACCTGATCCGGCTGTATCATACTTACCTTCGCCTGAAATCTCCCATCCTCTCACTCCGTTGCCGTGAGTGTCCCATCCTGCATCATCCTTTGTTGTTGTTGCAAACAAATTCTGATTAGTTGTCAATGTTGCACTTGTAGAGTGCAGAACCTTATCTGCTCCACTTAATATTGCAACGACCGATCCGTTTAGCTTTGCCATAACTTATTGATATTAAAATGTTTATTCAATTATAAATGTATAAATGTCCACAAGGTCAATTCTTAATAATCCGCTTTCATTTTGTCCTATCAACTCGGTTAAACTCTCATGCTTAAACACTGTCAAAGTTAAAGTATTTAGCGCAAATATCTCCGCTTTTGTAGGTTTTAAAATACCCCTTACAACACTTAATATTTCTCTCGCCAACTTCTTTTCGCCTCTGTGAAGATTATCCGTTGTCACTCTTATCTGAATTGTCCCGGAATACATAAAGTCATCTTTCGTGCCGTCCTCAGTCTGGATAACTCCACCAACGTAAATATAGTTATCAGGTGCGATCTTTGGCATTGTTAGATAGACAGGATAATTAACAGCATTAACCGTTACTACGTCCGTCGTCAGGGTGTAAATCCCGTCACATAACTCCTCTGCAATATCCTGAAAAATAACACTCATTTATTCAGTTTGTTTAACTCGTTTTCAATCCTTTGAATATGTTTTTTCTCCTGGTTAATAGCAGCCCAGTTTAAGAATGAATCACCTTTAAATCCTTTGACTTTCTTCTTTCCTTTGAATTGTGCTGCAACAGCTTTCACCTCATCTGAAAAATCCATATTTGTAAAAACCATTTCACCAATTCCAAACTCAATGTAAGGAGCATAATGCTTATCTGAACCTACCACCTTTTCCATTGACTTAACAACCCTGTTATAAACTGAACCTAAAAGCCCTGCGCCTCCATGTATGTTATGCTTATCGCTTCCGAACATACCATTTAATCTTTTCTTTGCATCAGATTGAATGTTTAAAGCAGTATCACTGACAGCTTTATTAATAGCTTTCTCAGCATCTTTACCGTACTTAGTAAGATCCCTTTGTAATTCATTGATACCGTCAACCTCAATCGATAACATTATGTTGTAAGTATTGTACTGTTTTTTGCCGAAGCATAAATAATTACCTCATTCAAAAATGATTTGCCGGGATTCTTTTCAATAGGTATTACCGGAAATAAATCCAGCCCTAAATATCCTATCTTTAAATTGTCAGAGTAAGAATTATCCCAACACACGATCTTATAAACAACCTTATCTTTCAGTTCGTCACCGTCCAATAGTCTTGACCCGTCAACCTGAGTAACCGAAGCCCTTACCGTTTCAGCAAGTGACCACGACTCGGTAACATGACCGCTTAACTCAGTCTGTACTAAGGTCTGTATAGTGATAAACCGATTTAATTTCCCGGTATTCATAAGTTTATAGATACGCTTTTCATCATTTGTACTGTATCAAAGGGAAGTCTTGCTACCGAAACACTTATACCATCCTCACGGTGATTGAACATATAAGATACAATTCTCTTTATACACTCATTCGCTGTTACGCTTGTTGCCCCTGCCTGAAATACTATCTCTACATAAGTAGGTAGTGAAGTAGCACCAACCGGAACCGTCCCTATAACCGTATCAGGAAGTACTTTAACAATCTTTAATCCCATTTGCTGAAACGTGGTACTAACTCCATTCATCGCTACTGTGATAACAGGCGAAGCGAGTACAGGAGCCACCGGAAGTTCAAACCATCCCTCAATAGCATCTTCCTGCTCAAAATAAGCTTTATAAGACTTTGAAACAACCGACAATCCGGTATATTGCTCAAAGAACTCTCTGGCTACGGTTACCATTCCGCCAATCTCGGCATCCTGTGAAGTTTCCGATAAGGGATAACCCATAAAAGTTTTTACCTCATCGGCTGTTACCGGCTCAGTTATGGAAGATGTTAATACTTCGAGTTGCATTATTTCTTCGGTTTACGAACGGTTTTCTTTTCTTCTTTTGTTTCCCTTACTTCTTTCTCTTCTTTTACAGAGAACTCAACGCCCAGACCTTTTTCTATGATTTCCTGAAAGTGCCTGTCTGTGACATTTACTTTCTTACCATCAATAACAACTGTTTTCATATTTTTAATTTAAAGAAAGGGCCAGCCTTTCAACCGGCCCTTTCATATTTATTTATCTCCAACCTTAATACTGATTGCAGATACTCTATGTGAACGTAAATATTGATTAACGCTTACTGCCTGAATCTTTAGATATTTCCAGATTGCCCCGGTTGATACGTCTGACATTGAAAAGGTACTATCTACGGAACCGCCAAACTTAACAGTTGTAGCTCCGGTATTTACCCATGTAGTCTTATCAACAGAGCCATAAACATTAAACCATATATGACTTGCATCTGTGAGAGTAGCTGTGTCAACACCAACAGCAAAACTCCAGTACTGAACTTTCGGCTTATTTAAAGCGAATATCCAGTAAGAAGTTGTTTCCACTGTATCGGCAGCAGTCATTGTGAGATTCTTGTACGTTTCATTCGGGAGGAATGTGGTAGTACTACCTGATCTCTGAGCCATTGCGCTGAGCGAAAAGGCTACCAGAAATAAGAGTGTGATTAACTTTTTCATTTTCTTACCCTCCTATACGCTTAACAATGTTATTGCATCAGCAAACTGATCATACACAAATGCGTTGTAATCAGGTTGTTTAATCCTGTTTGCAGCTCTCACGTGTGCAGTGATAGTTTTTCTGTCATACAGAACATCATTTTCGTTCTGGTCAAAAATCTGAATGGTAATACCTTTTCTCATGAAAAGAGTATCTTTTGAGAAGTCACCAATAAGGAAGTCACCGGCTGTTACCAGGTTACTTTCGTAAATCGGAATACCTTTGACATAAGTTCTGTCAGCAGCGATAAACGGAGGCAGTAAATAAGTGCCGTCCACGTTCTTTGGCATATCCATTGCAGCACCATCAACAGGGTTGATAAGTATTGCAGTAGGACGATACTCGGCAGCCATAAGCTGTGCATAAGCAGCCCTTAAAACATCAAACTGATTCGGGGTTACAATTGTACCGTTCAAAGCAGCAAGTGCATAAGAAGCAGCAATACCAGTGTCTGTGATACCCTGAAGCTGTGGAGTGCTACCTGTGCCGGAATATACATAACTCTCAAGTATTCTCTCAAGCCCTGTGAAAAGCTCAAGGTTGATCTCTGAAAGTAGATAATCCCAATCGTCAAGCGATCTGTTCTGCACTTTGATATAGTGACCAACTCTTTCAACAGCAAGTGAACGCTGTATGTAAGTCATGTCACTCTGTGCATAAGCAGCACCCTCAGCAACAGCAGCAGCCGAAGCTGTGCGAGCTGAACGCTCAACCCATGTGATTGTGTCTGATCCGGTGTTACCTCTTGAAATAAGGTCAAGTAGCATAGGAATCCGGTCCGGGGCCTTCCCTATCCCTGGTTCCCTCATTGGTACTACAACAGCAGTTGCAAGAGCCGATCCGCTCAAGTTGGTGTTTGTGTCCATAATAGCTTTTACCTCGAAAGATAATTTGCCATCACGCTGCTTTAACTGCTCAAGTTTAGACTTATCAGTCATAATAGATTTCAGTTCATCAAAAGAATCAACTTCTCTTTTACCGAACTTTGAATCTTTCATCTGCAATGCCAGTGCATCGGCCTGCTCAGAAAGAGTTTTGATCTTCAACTCCGAAGCGTCAAGTTTAGCAACCAGTTCAGCTTTCTGATCTTCGCTTGCCTTATTAAGGATGGCGATTGCATCAGCCTGCTTTTTCTGTTCTGCTTTAATTGCACTCTCGAGAGCCTTTAATTCCTGCTCATTCATTTTTTAAAGAGTTTAAAATTGTTTGTAATATTTCGACGTTTGTCGGCTTCACAATTTCAGGAGTGGAACGCTCCGGCTCTTTCAAAGGAAGTGACTTAATTATATTTTGTATCTTTGATAATTCAGCCTCAAAACTCTCAGCCGTTTCATCTGAATATTTCCCGTTCTTTAATGCTTTGGTAAGAGTGTCAATTCTCTTATTAAGTTCTGCGAGTGTATCAGTTAATTCACCTTTTGCACTTAGTACCTCGGTCAGCGAATTTGAACCCCAAGTAACCGAAGAGTATTCCCATAGTTTAATTTCAGTTATTTTTCTGTGAGTTACTTCACCCTCTTTATTGATAATATCTTCAGCTTTGATAGTATTGAATCCTATTGACAATTCAGTTATTATCTTATCAATATGTTGCTGAAGTTTATCCTGAGAGAATTGATCTTTGCCGAACTGAGAAGCGAAATATAGCCCTCTCCCGTCCTCACGCAGCTCAATAGGCACTGCAATAGGCTCCCATGAGTTATGCTGCCACAAATGTTTAATACGTGGCTTAGATGAAGCCGGACCACGTTCAGCGCAGGTTTTTGTAAATGACCCCTGCATAATCATATCATTATCTGAATCTATGTTCCCGAATATTGAAGCGTAACCAGTAACTATACCAGCCTTTTCGTCAATATCCTTAATTTCAAAATCTGATTTTATGCGGAACGGTTCCATTATACAGCCTCCTTATTTTTAATTTTATAATATCCTCTTTTTCGTCCTGTCATATATTTTGACATTTTTAATCTCGACTCCGTAGAATGAGTTTTCCCTTTCATAGGCGATGGTTTGCCTTTTTTTGCAATACTCATTTTTAATCTCATTTCATCAGTGTATTCGCCTCCCCCTTTATTCCACGGAATATGCCCTAATTTTTTAGTAGCCATTATTTTCTTAGTTTCATCAGAATGAGTAAATCCCTTATGTAATTTACTTCCCTTCATTCTTTCGCTCATCTTTTTTCTTGCTTCAATAGAATGCTTAGATCCTAATCTACTCCCTGCTTTGGGATTAATATTAAAAGATGGATTATAAGAATCTATAAAGTATTGTTCTATTTTTAATAAATCTTCTTTTTCACATGAAAGAAGTATGGAATATTGTAAATCACTAATACCATACTTGTTATAATGATTTTGTAATATTTTATTACCATGCTTGTTTAATCTTAGATCACTCGAATGATGTCTCCATCTATCATAAATATTGACAGCAGAACCTATATAAATCTTTTTAGGATTAATTATACTTTGAATCTTATATATACCTGATATTTTCATTCTATATTTCAGTAATATACGTGAGTGAACAATAACAATTTATAACGTCCTCGGCACTTCCGTTAGGATCACCGGGATATTGCAGACCGGTTGCATATTCGTAATTCATATCCTGCGGTCCCATTTCCCCAAATGCCTGATGTTTCTCTCTGAAAGTCTTTTTACCCGGTATGAACATCCATTCTTTTTGCACTCCCTCGCTATTCTCCTGTGCTGCCTGAAATGATCCGGTATTCTGTGCCGATCCAACTTCAGTCATTGCTATTCTTTGAGCTTGCCAGTTCTCCATTTCCACAAGATCAGACCCTAACCTATCAACCATCATTCTACGGCTCTCAACAATTCCTAATCCCTGCTCTAATGAATCTTTAATAACTGAATCAATGACTTTATTAATAGCCTCGACCTCGGTAGAAAGTATTGAAGTAGTTTTTGCAATGGATCTCTCTGCGGAATACTTCTTTAGTTTTTCATTCCAATATAGTTTCTTCTTCGGGTCCGCTTTAATCTCAATGTTTAACTTATTGCTTTTATAACGGTTTATTTTACTCTCAGTATCATAAGCAAACCGACCACCGACATCACCCCAAAGATTATTTATATACTCGTTCATCGGCTTCTTTAACATCAGCTCTTTAACATAATCTTTCAGTCTGTCAGGGTCCACGTGTTCAGCTTTCTCTGTTATCGGCTGACGGGACAAAGCAAGTACATTCCGGCCCCGTTTCCAGTATTGCTTTACATAAGCACGTTTAGCAGTATTTGAAGCTGTTATTTTCATTCTATCCAACCTCTTAATGCACATTCTACTAAAGAGCCTGCTGCTTCCGCTATTACAGATGCCTTTAAATCACAAGTTGCAGGTAGTTTTATCGGTATGATTAATTCTTTAGTATAAGCGTCATTTAGTAATAATACCTCTGCTGTCGGATAAAACATACCCCTTTGTAATAACGCCCCTGTATTTAGTACGCAACCGATATGTAAAGTAATAGTAACATACTTTGTTCCAACGGCAGATGCTGAAAAGGAAGTCAAATATAAAGTCTTCCCTAAAGGTACTGTCATAATAGTGCTTCTGTCTCTTGTTTTACCGGCTCTGATATAACCTACTACCTTCCCGCCCGTTACCTGTGTGAGTGTTATATTTCCAATTGCAGCATTGTTAGTTCCCGCTGTTGCTATCCTTAACGAATTTACTCTGAATATATCTGCATGACTGGCTCCTGAATCTACATTATTTACACCGTTCATATTCAGGGTAACGCTGCCACTGGTAAAATCTGACTTCAGATATTCTATCGTGACAGTCCATGCTCCGGTGCCAGTTGCTGCTGTGTCGGCTGCATTACTGGATACTACCCTTATTTGAGAACCAGCAGTAGGCCATACATATTGACTCGAATGTGACCAGATAGTTTCTTCTGAAGTGCCTGAAGCATCATTAAACCCAAACCTTTGAAAAGGCGTATGATCAGGAACATTACCTTCTGCTATATCATAAAGATATGGCATAGAAGAAATACGTGGTTTATTATTAACGTGCTTTACTCCATAAGGAACACCAGCCTCATCAACAAATTTTGAAGCGTGACTACCATCAGAAGGCGAAAGGTTGTTATGTACTTCAGTTGCCATTATTTCAATCGATAATCACTTAAATTTAATTGCTTCATCACTTCTTCGGTCATCTCCGGCTGCATATCCATTCCCAGTTCAGCAAGTGGCATCTGTCCGGCACTCTCATAAATCACATCCATCGCAGGATCAGGTAACATCTCAAAGCCACAAGCCTCACGAATCTCATTCTTTGTGAAAGCCCTAGCCTGAATCATCCAAGTAACCATCTCCGCTTTATTAGTCTGCAAGCAAGCAACCTCTGAATAATCAGCTTTTAATACGTTCCCTTCTTCACCAAACTTAGGTGCTAACCATGTTGAAAGACCTTGTAGGTAAGAATCTAATGAGGGCTGTATTGCATTGCGCCAAAGTGCCTGCTCTGCTTCTTTATAATTGTTGTAAGTTCTATCTGTAGAACCGGAGAATAATTGACTCGGTACATTGAAAGCATCCGATAGGTTACCTTTATAGAGTGATAATGATTTTAATACTTCCATTTCAACCATTGTCAACCCTATCTTTGTCCAACTGGCTTGAAGATTTGATATTGTCAAATCGCCTCTTTTTGAATCCGATTTGAACTTATTTTTAAGAAGTGACTTTTGTGCGTTATTAAGATTTTGAGTTTTGCCTTCTTCATCAAGCATTGTAAGAATACCCCAAGCACCCTGATTCTGAAAAGCCTTAACGAGTGAGTTATACCCTTCCGCTGATCCAATTACTGACTTGAGTAACGGCTTTAACCTTGACATCCCTTTCAGGTGACCGCCCTCTAAATCGTAATCAGGGTTAAATTCTTTCCAATGAAATACCTGATCTTTCCGGTAATCTTCTTTGCCGGCCTGAGTGAGTGGGTAAAACTGATAACCCCTGATAGGATCAAATACCGTACCCATAACAATCGACATCCACTGAGGCGGTAACACATCTAACCTGGCCGGGCCTTTATTGACTGATATTTCAAGTGACTCCTCGGCTGTATAACAGTTGCCAAAGATGAAATAAAACGAGAGTGCCGCCTCAATAAATTGATCTCTTGACTGATAACCATTTGGTTTATTCAGTCGTGCAAGCATCAGACCATTTTCAACAATATTCCCTTCTTTATCGTACTGATAAATTGGAACAGTTGAGGCAGGTTCAGTAATCTTGTTTACAACAGTAAATACATCGGGGTTGCCGGTGTAGCTCTGTAAGTATGTTTCGTTATTGTCGTCAGGATAGATAGCCCTGTTCTGCAACAGGCGCATAACATAATTGTCAAGCGGGTTAGGTTTATTTCCGGTGATACGTTCCCAGATTTCACCAAGCTTTATCGCCATTCCATAAATATTTATTGTACAAAATTACAATATAAAAATGAAATGATGACTTTTTTTATGATAAAAATCATAATATATGTGATTTTAAATATTTAATAGCTCTTTCAAGTATATCTATACTGTCTTTTAAATTACCTAATCCTGTATTACAATGATGACATAATAGTGATCTTAC